AAAAGCATACAAAGCGCCCTCCTCCGTACATCCCCCGTACGGCTCTTGCCAATTCCTTAGATTTCTACTTACACTACACAGAGAGGATACAGAACATCACTCCCTCAGACATACACGCTCTCTCCTGTGGTAGAAGAAGAGCAAGGAAGACGAGGTGCCTGAATAATGGCTAACGTCAGCGAGAAATGGACGGAATGTGGTGTGGGAGGGGTTTGAGGGGGAAAGACTCGCGCAAATCGCGCCGATTCAACTTCCCCAGCCCGATGCCCCATGTTCCATGAAGAATAGCGATGTAGAAGCATAGGAATGGCTCATGTTCGCGCAAGTATGTGTCGCCTAATACATCTTGTGCGACGCCAGACCATTCGACAATCGCCCAGCCGCCGCCGATTCATGCGCATCCAACATATACCTCCCCCCATCCACCATCTCCCAAACCACATCCCATCCATCCTTTGTCCCAAGGTACTCACCTCCCCCACATGAAAAATACCAGGATTCGAAAACAGCTCCTGAAAGCGACCGCGTATCTCGACGGGGAGATCAGGAAGCTCTCGCGGGCAGTATCCCGCGAGCGAAAAGCAACTAAACGGAACGTCCATGCCAACACTCGTCGAACGAGCGAATAGCATTATCGCGGATTCTTTCAAGACCGACCGCATGAAGGTTGAAGCCCTCTACGGCTTGATCGTCGAAGCGGAAGGCGTGGAGAAGAAGGAGGTGACCGATGCGCCGCCCAGCAAACCCAAACGAGCGAAAGGTCGCTGAAGTTCTCTACACGGAGGACGGAAGGATTGACACGTCGGTCTTGACAAGGACGCAGCTGATGCTCCTTCGTGCGTACCGGAAGTATCGGGGCATCGTGACGATGGCCTGCAAGACGACCGAGATCTCGCGCGACACGTTCTACAGGTGGCGGCGGGATAACAAGGTCTTCGACTTCCTGATCGAGCGGGCGCTTGACGACTCGAACGACTGGGCCGAAAGCCTCCTGCTCCAGAAGATGGAGAAGGGGCAGCTCCAGGCCATCATGTTCTACCTCCGCGCCCACCATCCGCGGTACGCCGACAACAAGACCGTCACCCACAAGCTCGCGACGCCCTCGTGGTACGAACGCATGACGGGGAAGACGAAAGGGTACGACGGGAAAGACTACTCTTCACCCCCGCCCCTCTCTCCGGTGAAGGTGCGCGCCCTGCCAAAGGGAAGCCTCGAACCGTTGGAGCAGGTCATCCCGCCGAAGAAGACGGGGGCGGAAAGACCAGTGACGCCCACGGAGGATGCCTCTCGACTACCGCCCGCATAGGTATCAGAAAGCCGTTCATTTCTCGAAAGACCGTTTCCGCGTCGTCGTCTGGCACCGACGGGCGGGGAAGTCCACCCTCGCGGTCAATGAAATCCTCCGCCACGCGAAGGACGACCCGGGGCGCTACTGGATCGTTCTCCCGACGTACCGGCAGGCCAAGACGGTGCTCTGGGATCTCCTGAAGGGCTACACCCCCGACGACTGGGTGACGAAGACGAACGAGACGACCCTCGACCTTCGGCTCTTCAACGGATCGGAGATCGCCCTCAAGGGATCGGAGAACATCGACGCCCTCCGCGGCGTCGGGCTCAAAGGCGTCGTCATGGACGAGTACGCCTTCATGGACCGCCGCGTCTGGACCGAGGCCATCCGCCCGACCCTTTCGGATACGAAAGGATGGGCGCTCTTCACCGGAACCCCCTATGGAAAGAACCACTTCTACTCGGTTTACAACTATGGCCTTGACCCAGTTCGCTATCCTGGATGGCGGAGCTGGCAACTGGGAGTGTCTACAAGCGGACTTCTTCCCGACGACGAGCTGGCCACGATTCGGCGTGAGAGTCCGCAGAATGTCTGGGAGCAGGAGTGGGAAGCCCTCTTCATCGACAACGCCGGACAGGTGTTCCGTCGGTTCCGGGATGCCGCCCGATCCGTCGAAGCTCCCCCCGAGCAGGGACGCCTCTACCGTCTCGGTGTTGATCTCGCCAGACTACAGAACTTCACTGTACTATCCGTCGTGGATCGACATACGTTTGCTCAGGTTGCTCTCGAACGATTCCAAGACCTGGATTGGGCCATTCAGCGAGCCAGGATAGAAGCCCTCGCGCGGCGGTACAACACCGCGGAGATCGTCATCGACGTCACCGGCGTCGGAGACCCCGTCGTCGAAGACCTCATGCGGATGGGACTCGCGATCATCCCCTTCAAGTACACCGGCGAGAAGAAGAAACTGCTCGTCGAAAACCTCGCGAAGATGCTGGAGATGAGCCGGCTGATGATCCTGAAGGACGAATACCAACTCCGCGAGATCGAAGCATTTACATACACAATGAATCCGGAAACGGGACGCACCCGCTACCACGCTCCCGAAGGAATGATGGACGACTGCGTGAACGCGCTCGCCCTCTCCGTCTGGAACATCGGGGAGAGACTCCCCCTTCCGGATGATACGAAAGGAACGCCCGACACCTATTTCGAAAACCCCTATGGCTAAATCCGCGAAGGAGGAGAAGACAACCGACATCGAGAAGACCATCCTCACGGAGCTTCGCGCCTACGAGGACGCCTCTTCGAAACAGCGCGACATGTGGGAAGAGCTCTGGAAGCTCTACATTGGCGAACTGCCTCCCTCGAAGCACAAATCCCTCTCCCGCAACTTCATCCCGAAAGTCCACCAGGCCGTCGAGACGACCGCCTCCTTCCTCGTCGGCAACGAACCGTCCATCATCGTCGTTCCCGTCGGGGAGGACGATGATGACAAGGCGCGTTTCATGGGACGGCTCCTGGAGTTCCAGTGGCAGCACGTCCTCCGCATGAAGCCGAAAATCCTCTCGTGGGTGAAGTCCGCGATCCTCTTCGGCGTCGGGATCATGAAAGTCGGGTGGGACGCGGACGCGGACGAGCCGTTCGCCTATCCCGTAAACCTCGGCGACGTCTTCACCGACCCGTTCGAGCGCGACATACAGCGCAAGGAGTCGTTCCACGAGCGCATCGTCCTCCCGGTCAAGGACGTCAAGAAGCGGTACGGGGTTTCCGACCTCAAGCCCATGACCGCCACAGCCTCTTCCCAGAGGGACTCCAACATGTTCGACTCCCACGACATCGACTCGACCCAGGAGATCCCCCGCGTCGAGCTCTTCGAGCGCTGGACGCTGAAGGACGTCACCACCTACGCCCTTCAGGGGGCGGACGAAGGGAAGCGCGTCTCCGTTCTGAAGACGAGAAAGAACTCGTACGGTGTCATTCCCTACGTCTCCGTCCACTACAAGGACTCCCCGCTCCCGAACCGCTTCTACACCATCGGGGAGATCGAGCCCGTCCGCCGCGTCCAGATGCGGATGAACCAGCTCATCAACCAGATCGTCGACAACGTGAACCTCATCCTCTCCCCCGCGGCCAAGGTGCGGCGCGGTTCGGCCATCGACCCGAGGGAGCTCGTGATCTTCCCCAGCCGCGTGATCCACATGAACAACCTCGCGGAAGACCTTGAGTTCGTCACTATCCCCGACACCACGGGCACGGGATTCCAGCTGTACAGGGCGCTCGACCTTGAGTTCCAGAAGGGGACGGCGATCACCGACCTTCGTCTTGGCTCGACGAACGCGCGCACCGCGACCGAAGTGCAGGCGGAGCAGGCGAACCTCAACACCACGACCACGCTCGTGAAGGAGAACGTGGAGTACGCTGTCGGGCAAATCGGGCAGATGCTCGCGGCCCTCAACATCAAGAACATCACGTCCGTCCGCTCGATCCGCATCTTCGACCCCGACGACGTGTTCGAGTTCGAGTCCCTGACCAGCCGCAGGCGGGTCGATCCGGTGACGGGGGGGCCGATGCCGATGACGCCGGCGGAACGGCTCGACATCGAGCGCGTGGGAAGGATCTTCAAGATCGACAAGGGCAACCTCGACGGGGAATACGACATCCGCGTGAAGGCCGATTCCACCCTCCTCCAGAACCGGAGCGTCCTCCGCAAACAGCTCACCGACTACATCCAGTTCCTCACGAGCATCGGCGTCCAGGTGGACGTCAAGAAAGCCACCCGCATCTGGGGAGACCTCTCCGGCATTCCGAACGCGGAGCAGCTCATCCGCCAGGAGCCGCAGATAACTGTCGGCCCCTCGGTCGGGCCGGGAGGCGGCCAGTCCATGAACCCAACGCCGACGTCGCGCTCCGTCGGGCTCACGGACCGCGCCCAGGGATACCAGGCGCAGGTCAACCAGCCGTCGGCATTGACACAATAACCCTATGCCACTCGCATTCGAACTCTGCGTACAGAAAGGCGGACGCGTCAGGACGAAGAAACTGAAGAACGGGAAGTACATCCACATTTGCTACCTGAACGGGAAATCCTACGCGGGGGAAGTCAAGAGAAGGAAGAAGTAGATGGACGCGAGCCAGCTCCAGCTATTCCTCAAGAAGGCGCAGCGGGGCGCCCGCATCCGCCGCGTGACGGAACATCCTGACTGGGAGGCGATGAGGGAGCTCATCGAAAACCTCCGGGACGAGAACGACACCGTCCGCGGGGTCGAGACCGACAAGGAATGGATGCGCAGGAAGGAACGGGTCGCCATCCTCGACGAGCTTCTCGCCATCATTCAATCGACCATTCACGAATCATCGTATGCACTCAACGAACTCAGACGAGACCAAGAAGAAGATTCAGGAGCTGAAGGCGACGTGGTTTGACCTCCGCAAGGAGTGGGAGCCTGTCGCGCAGAAGGCGAACGAAATCGCCGGACGGATGCGACAAATCGCCGACCTGATCGTTGCCCTCCAGGGAGAAGCCGCGAAGGACGGCGGCTCCTCCGTGGACGGCACGGGGGAGGAAGCTCAAGGTCGCGCCGATCCATCCACGCCAAAGCAATAACCACAACACTCTATGGCAGAACAGGATACCCAAACAACAGCCCCCGGAGAGGGCGACGTCGCCTCTGCGGGACACGCCGACAGTGCGGCCCAGTCTTCCAAGGAGACCGCTCCGTCAACCACGGCAGAGACCGGGAAAACCGAACACCGCTACCTCGGCAAGAAATACGCCGACATCAACGCGCTCGAAGACGCGCACCACGAAGCCCTGGAGAAGCTCAACCTCCAGGGGGAGGAGAAGAACGCCGCCGTCAAGAAGGCGGAAGCGTTCGCCAAGCTCGCAAAGATCACGGGAAAGAGCGAGGACGAGCTCGTAGCGTATCTCGAAGCGCAGGAAGAGGGAGGAACCCAGGCGGAATCCCCGGAGCTCGACAGCGTCCGAAAGGAGCTCCGCGCAACGAGGCTCAAGCAGGCACAGCTTGAGGAAGACCTTGCGCTCGACGAACTCATCCGCGCGGAACCGCAACTCAAGGACGTGCGTGACGAGATCCGGGCGTCATGGCGGCTGACGAACAAGCCGCTTGCCGATGTCGCGGCGAGATTCAAGACTCTCGTCGCCGCGGGACGGAACGAGCAGAAGGAGGATGCGCAGCGGAAACAAGGGGAGGCTACGGAAACGGGAAAAGGCGCGGGCGAGGCCAGCGGCTCGTCTCGCGCGTCAGAAGAGAAGCTTCAGAAGGCGATAAAGACGGGCAAGCTCGAAGACTTCGCCGACGCCCTCCCGGACTCCTTCTCCCTCAACCACACCTAATCCAATGGCAATCGGCCTCATCACATACGACGACGCGACTCGTAGGGAAGACCTCTCGGATTTCGTGTCGAACGTCAGCCCTAAAGAGACCCCGCTTCTGTCGGGTCTCGGCAAGGCAGGCGACGCCACGAACACCCTCCATGAGTACCTTCTCGACACCTTCGCTTCTGCCGCGGCAAACGCCCAGGTTGAAGCGGTTGCGTTCACGACGACCGACCACACGATGCCATCGCGCCTCAATAACAACTGCCAGATCTTCGCTGACTGGGTGCTCATCTCAGGCACCGAGCTCGCGGTCAACCCCGCGCCCGGCGACCCGATGAAGTACCAGATCATGAAGAACATGGTCGAGCACGCGAAGGACATCGAACTGGCGCTTGTCGCGGGTTCCCGCGCCTCCGGCTCGTCCGGCGTCGCGCGGCAGCTCGTCGGGGTCATCAACTCGATCTCGACGAACGCGACGGCTCGGAACAGCGGAGCGTCGCTCGGCGAGACGACCTTCAACGACATCATGGAAATGATCTATCAGGCGACAGACCAGGTCGCGGACGAGATCTACGTTGGAGGCACGCTCAAGCGTGACATCTCCGGGTTCACGGCAGGCACGACGAAGAACATGGATCAGGAGGATCGGCGGCTCATCCGGCCGGTGGACGTCTACGAGTCCGACTTCGGGCTCCACAAGATTTTCCTCCACCGGAACGTGCCGAACGGCGCGAACGCGAAAGCCCTGCTCGCGATCAACTCGAAATACGAGAAGATCGCGTGGCTCTCGGGACGGCGCACCAAGTTCGAACGCCTGTCGAAAGACGGCGACCGCGAGCGGGGACAGATCGTCTCCGAGCTCACGAGCGAACACCGTGCGCAGGCGGCAAACGCCTACGTCTCCGGATTCACGTCGTAAGCAATCCTTGAAGTTCCTGGTGCCCCACGCTGACCCACGGGGCATCAGGTGGTCAGCCTTCAAGCACATGGCATCGCCGACAACGGACATCGCAGTCTACACAATCATCCCCGAGAAGGGCGCGGACAAGTGGGAAGTCATCGGCGGAATCATCCGCGACTACGCGCGCCTTCACCCGTGGGAGATGCGGGAGACCCTCCAGACGAACAGGATCCGGAGGGGAATGCAGCGCAATCGTCACGGATCGACGAGAGACCGCTCCCTCCGCCACGGTCTCTCCGTCCCGATGGGTCTTCTCCTCACTCTCAAGCGGTTCTATCCCGAAGTCTTCACGGAGAAAGCCGCATTCCGGACATTCATGAGGAAGTTCCCGGGCTTCCGAATCCCAGAACGAATATGAAACACACGCTTGCCCTGTGCATGATCGTGAAAAACACCAAGGAGGAGATCGCACGGGCGCGTGCCGCGGTATCCTCCGTCGAGAAGTACGTCGACGCGGCCTACCTCACACTCAACGGCGTGGAAGAGCATGCCGCGATCCCCGCAGACGCGGGGAAGATTCGCTTCTCCTACGTCCAATGGACGGATGACTTCGCCGCGTGCAGGGACGCCAATTTCAAGCAAGCGAGAGAGGACTGGATTCTGTGGATCGACGCGGACGACCTCGTTCAGAAACCGGAGAACCTGCGCTCCCTTGTCGACGATGCCGAGCGCCGGAACGTATCCGGCTTTTTCCTCAAATACCTCTACGACAAGGACGAACGGGGCAGGGTCACCGCGTGGCACTGGAAAATGCGCCTTATCAAGAACGACGGGCACGGGCATTGGGTCGGGCGCATCCATGAGGACTTCCTCCAGAAGCGTTCCGTCCAGTGGGTGCGGAGCGAAGCCGTGGTCATCGATCACCAGTCGACGGGAGAACGGCGGACGGAATCCGTCCTCCGGAACATCCGCATCCTCCTTGACGAGATCGGGAAACAAGGCCTCGACCCTGACCCGCGCCTCCTCTTCTACCTCGGAACGGCCTTCATGCAGACGGAAGAGCCTGACAAAGCGCTCAATGCGTTCTCCGCCTACCTCGAACGCTCCGGATGGGACGACGAGCGGTACGAAGTGTGGCAGCGCATCGGGGACATCCACGTCGATCGGAAGGACTACCAGGAGGCGAGGAAGGCGTATATGGCCTCGCTCGACGAACGGCCGGATTACCCAGACGCCTACTTCAACCTCGCCCGCGTCTGCCAGCTCGAAGAGCGGCACGACAAGGCAGTCGAATGGTCGAAGACCGGATTCACGAAGAAGAGGCCGAACACGAACATCATCGTCCTCCCGCGCAAGCTCACCGTCGAACCGTCCGCGGTCTACGCCTTCTCCCTCATGCACCTCGGCAAGCTCGACGACGCCGCGTTCGTCATCGCGAACGCTCGGAAGTTCGACGCGGACGACAAGTATCTGAAAGACCTGGAGAAGCTCATCTCCCACCTTCGCGGGACGAAGGAGATGGCGAAGTCGTTTGTCAAGATTGCCGCCCACCTGAAGGATTCCGGGCAGGCATACCGCATCCCGCCGCTCATCCAGGCGATCCCGACC